AACCTGTTCTAGTATCTGGTGCTGATGGTGTCGGAACTAAAATTAATATTTGTAGGATTGCCCGTGATTACACCACTATTGGTCAGGATCTCGTTGCTATGTGCGTCAATGACGTTATATGTTCTGGCGCTAAACCATTATATTTTCTAGACTATATCTCTACCAAATCACTTGATGCCAATGTGAGTGACATTGTATATGGAGTTAATGTTGGTTGTGTGATGGCTGGGATGGAACTACTGGGTGGAGAAACTGCAGAGCATTTCCGACAAACTGATTATGACCTTGCTGGTTTCTGTACTGGTGTGGTAGAGAAAAATCAGATTGTTGATGGTAGTAACATCCGAGCAGGTGATGTAGTCATTGGTATTGAGAGTAATGGATTCCATAGTAATGGATATACTCTTATCAATGATATGTTGTGGAGACATTTTATCTCATATAAGTACATGCCTGAGTTGCTGAGACCAACCACCATCTATTCCCGTCTAATCCAGCACCTGTTGGACGAAGTTCCGATTCTTGGTATGGCGCACATCACAGGCGGAGGACTGCCTGAGAACCTTCCTAGGTGCCTTCCAAAGGGTCTGACTGTTGATGTGGACTATGGAGCATGGGATGTCCCAGATATGTTTGAGATTATTCAGAATGCGGGTAACATTTCTGATGATGAGATGCGGAACGTATTTAATATGGGTATTGGATTCTGTTTGGTTATACCAGAAGAAGTAGCAGAACATACACAATGTCTTATTTCAGATACTCCATTTGGTATGAGGTCTTGGATTATTGGAAATGTCCGAGAACAATGACATATTTTTGATATGCTTGATACAAAAGTGTATCATGGTGATACACTAATTTCTAAATAATTTTGTAATCAATTAGGAGGCATCAATGAACTTCACGACCACTGCCATAGCAGCTGGAACTCTAATGACTATTTTTATTGGAGTTCCCATTACTACATTTGTTTCTTAGCATATGGAAATCTTAGCAACCCTTGCCATTTTTGGTGCAGTAATGAGTGGAGCATTTGCACTCACCCCTAAAAAATAAATACTAAATAAAACTGAATATCGTCGCCGCAGAGGGGCAACTGGCAAAATCCAGTTGACGCCCCTCTTTTTTCTTGGTAGAATATGTATAGGAAATTTTGAGTTATGGCAATTAAATTACTACTCCTAAAATCTGGAGAAGACATGATCGCTGATATCAGCGAAATGGCATATGGTGAAGATGATTCTCGAAGAGTTGTTGGATATTATCTTAATCGTCCTTGTATTATTAAGATGCGTGATCCAAATACTTTCGAAGATGAGAGTGAGGGTAGAGCACGTAAGGCTGGATTTGAAGTCTCTCTGTTCCCTTGGATTCCCCTCTCTGCAGAAGAGACTATTCCTATTCCATCCGACTGGGTTGTGACTATGGTCGAACCCACTATTAAACTAAAAGAAATGTATGTTGAGGACATTGTAAATTATGGAAAAAACAATCAAAGCAATCCTACTGGAGAACAGTCAGATTCTGATAAGTCAGATTGATGAAGTTGCAGCATCTGTTCCTGGAGAACCAGATTGCAAACTGACCAAACCTTTCGTTGTTGTGGAAGGTGGCATGTTAGAATCATGGATGATGGATGTCACAAGGGATGATGAATTTATGATCAGTTCTGATAAAATTTTAACTCTTGTAGATCCAACTCCAACACTAATTGAAAAGTATCAGGACTTGACCAAGTAATGCGTTTCTACACTAATGTTCAATTAATTGGTAATCAATTCCTCGTTCGTGGAGTTGAGAATGGAAAACGATATGAGCATAGGGATGAGTTCTTCCCTACGCTTTTTGTGAAGAGTAAAAAAAATTCTAAGTACAGAACATTAAGTGGAGAGACTGTAGAAGAAATTCATCCCGGAACAGTCCGTGATTGTCGTGAGTTCTACAAGAAATATGATGAGGTAGAAGGATTTGGTATCTATGGAAACGATAGATACATCTACCAATACATTTCTGAGAAATATCCTCAGGATGAAATTAAGTTTGATATCAGTAAGATAAAACTAATTACAATTGACATTGAGACCGCCTCAGAGAATGGATTCCCTGATGTTGAATCTTGTGTTGAGGAGATTCTTGCTATTACAATTCAGGACTACAACACTAAAAAAATTACTACATGGGGAGCAAAACCTTTTCACAATAAACAAGATAATGTAACCTATTATCATTGTCCTACAGAACAAGAGTTGTTGAGTCACTTTATTAATTACTGGATGATTGACGTACCAGATGTAATTACTGGTTGGAACATTCAGTTCTATGATATCCCATATATCTGTAAGCGACTCAATCGTGTGTTGGGTGAGAAGTTGATGAAGAGATTCTCGCCATGGGGACTTGTGACTGAGAATGAAGTTACTATTAAGGGTAGAACTCAAACCACATTTGATGTTGGTGGAGTGACGCAACTTGATTATCTTGATCTGTATAAGAAGTTTACTTATAAGGCACAAGAATCATATCGTCTGGATTATATTGCTGAAGTAGAACTTGGACAGAAGAAACTTGACCACTCTGAGTTTGATACCTTCAAAGACTTCTATACTAAAGGGTGGCAAAAGTATATTGAGTATAATATTGTTGACGTAGAACTTGTTGACCGACTGGAAGACAAGATGAAATTGATTGAACTTGCTTTGACTATGGCATATGATGCCAAGGTCAATTATGCAGATGTGTTCTACCAGGTTCGTATGTGGGATACGATAATTTATAACTATTTAAAGAAGAGGAATATTGTTATTCCTCCCAAGAACAAGTCTCAAAAAAACGAAAAGTACGCAGGTGCTTATGTTAAGGAACCGATTCCGGGAAAGTATGATTGGGTTGTGTCTTTTGACCTTAACTCTCTGTACCCTCATCTTATCATGCAGTACAACATCTCACCAGAAACCTTACTGGAAGAACGACATCCAACGGCTACGGTTGACCGAATCCTTGATGAAGAGATAAACTTTGAGTTGTATAAAGATAATGCGGTGTGTGCTAATGGTGCAATGTTCCGCAAAGATGTTCGTGGATTCCTACCAGAACTTATGGAGAAGATGTATGGAGATCGTGTAATCTTTAAGAAGAGAATGCTTCAAGCAAAGCAAGAATATGAGAAGACACCTACTAAGGCACTGGAGAAAGAGATTGCCCGGTGTAACAATATCCAGATGGCTAAGAAGATCTCACTCAACTCTGCTTATGGTGCTATCGGTAATCAGTATTTTAGGTACTATAAACTGGCCAATGCGGAGGCGATTACGCTTTCTGGTCAAGTCTCTATCCGTTGGATTGAGAGTAAGATGAATCAGTATCTAAATAAACTGCTGTCTACAACCGACGAGGACTACGTAATTGCATCTGACACAGATTCAATTTATCTTAACCTTGGACCTCTTGTTGATAAATTTTTTGCTTCTAAGTCTGGCGACAAGGTTGCGATTGTGGGATTACTTGATAAGATCTGTGAAGACAAGTTCGAACCGTACATCGATAAGTGCTATTCGGATCTGGCATCGTATGTTTCGGCATACGACCAAAAAATGCAAATGAAGCGTGAGAACATCGCTGACCGTGGTATCTGGACTGCAAAGAAGCGATACATTCTCAATGTATGGGACAGTGAAGGTGTTCGATATGATGAAGCCAAACTTAAGATGATGGGCATTGAAGCAGTCAAATCATCAACTCCTGCACCATGTAGGAAGATGATTAAGGATGCTTTGAAGTTGATGATGACTGGAACTGAAGAGGATGTTATTCACTATATTGATAAGTGTCGTGAAGACTTTAAAAAACTTCCACCAGAACAAATCTCATTTCCCCGATCAGTATCAGATGTTGTAAAGTATAAGTCTTCATCTGACATCTACTCTAAAGGAACTCCTATTCACTGTCGGGGAGCATTGTTGTTTAATCATTATATTAAACTGAACAAACTTGATAATAAATATTCTCTTATCCAAAATGGAGAAAAGATTAAATTTTGTTATCTAAAGAAACCAAACATTATTCATGAGAATATCATCTCATTCATTCAAGACTTTCCCACAGAACTTGGTCTTGACAAGTACATAGACTATGACTTACAATTTGAGAAGTCCTTTCTCGAACCAATGAAAGCAATTCTTGATGCGATTGGTTGGAATGTCGAAAAAACTGTAAACCTGGAATTATTTTTCTCCTAATGGAATTGCCTATTAATGATAAAGAACTTGCAACTATTGTAAGTGCTTTACGTCTTGGTGGAGATGCTGCACTCTATCAAAAAATTGATACTATTAAAAAGATTAGGGAAAAGCACCCTAATACATATAAAAAAGTGGCCCGCGAAGAATTTGGATTTATTATTTAATGGATTTTTTAAAAGAAATTGTAAAAGAGATTGGAGATGACTTTACCCAACTCGCATCAGACATCGACGACACAGAAACTTACGTGGACACAGGTTCGTACATTTTTAACGGACTCGTATCAGGTAGTATATTTGGTGGTTGTTCTGGGAATAAGATTACTGCCATTGCTGGTGAGTCTTCTACTGGGAAGACTTTCTTTAGTCTCGCTGTGGTTAAGAATTTTCTGGATAGTAATCCTGGTGGTTACTGTTTGTACTTTGACACTGAAGCAGCAGTTAACAAGTCTCTTCTTAAAAGCCGTGGCATTGATTTAAATCGATTAGTTGTTATCAATGTTGTTACTATAGAACAGTTTAGACAGAAGGCACTACAGGCAGTAGACATATACTTAAAGAAATCTGAAGAAGAACGCAAACCCTGTATGTTTGTGTTAGACTCTTTGGGTATGCTTTCCACAGAGAAGGAGATTCGTGATGCTCTAGACGATAAGCAAGTTCGGGATATGACCAAATCTCAACTTGTTAAGGGAGCATTCCGTATGCTTACACTCAAACTTGGTCAAGCAAAAATTCCACTAATCGTTACTAATCATACCTATGATGTCATTGGTTCTTATGTCCCTACAAAGGAAATGGGAGGAGGTAGCGGTCTCAAGTATGCAGCAAGTACAATCATCTATCTCAGCAAGAAGAAAGAGAAAGATGGAACAGAAGTCATTGGAAACCTTATCAAGGCTAAGACGCACAAGTCACGTTTAAGTAAGGAGAACAAAGATGTTACCATACGTCTCTATTACGATGAGCGTGGTCTTGATCGATATTATGGTCTTCTTGAGTTGGGTGAACTGGGAGGTCTCTGGAAAAATGTAGCAGGTCGTTATGAGATAGACGGTAAGAAAGTTTATGCCAAAGCAATCTACAAAGACCCAGAAGCATACTTCACACCAGAGGTGATGGAGAAACTTGATGCAATTGCAAAGGAGGAGTTTAGTTACGGTTCATGATTAAAGTTATTGAAACTGGAATCAACGTAAGTAAAGTAGTCGAACAACTAAAGAAATATCCACAGGACTGGGATCATCAGAAAAATCTGAAGGACTCCCAGTCTTTAGTTGATAGAGGGTTTGCAGACTTGCCAACCAGCGCACTTCAACTTATAATGGGTGGAGTCAAAATCAAAGAAGACTTTGTTGGAGACTCTGAGATTAACATCAAAACTCCTGCCTATTCTCATCACAGTGAGATCCGAAAGATCATACGTAAGCAATTCAAGAATGCAGACATTCACAGATGCGGTTTTCTTTCACTTCCTGTTGATGAGATTGTTGGGGCTCACATTGATGAAGGAACATACTATCTGAGTAGAAACAGATATCACCTTTCAATACTTGGAAGGTATCAATATTTCTGCGGCAAAGAAACTGTCATTGTTGAACCAGGAACTCTTCTTTGGTTCAATAACAAACTACCTCATGGAACCGTTAACATCG